GCATGAGCCGGTACGAGCGCGAACGCGCCCGACTGGTCGAGGAATACGTGACCGCCGCATGGAAGATGTGGCAGAGCCTGTCCCCCGCCGACTGGTGGAACGATGCCATCACGCAGGGCGCGTCGGCTAACCTGACCTCACGGTATATGGCGTTCGTGGAGCGTATGCGCCGACTTGGCATAGCCTATGCCGACATCGCGCTCGGACTTGTCGGCGCCACCGCGCAGGGTCAGCTCCCGGAGTTCGAGGTGGTCAGGGACAACACGGACCCGTGGAAGATGATGCTCCGCCCCGTGGAATCCTACAGGGACGCTTCCAGTAAGGAGCCTCACTTGCGCCCGTCCGCGTGGGAGAACCTTGAGGCCGACGCGCAGCGTTCCGTTGACAGGTGGCTGGAAGAGGCGAACGAGCGTCTTATCGACATCATCGACACTGATTCCATGATCGCCGGAACCCATGCCACGTTGGAACGATACCGTAAGTCCGGCGTCACGAGATACCGGCGCATCATCCACCCGGAACTGTCCAAGACGGGCACGTGCGGCTTGTGCGTGGTCGCAGCCGACAGGGTGTATTCGATAGCCGCGCTCATGCCTTTGCACGGCAACTGCCATTGCACCGTGCTCCCCATCGTCGGAGACAACGACCCCGGTCTGAGACTCAACGACGATGACCTGAAACGCATCTACAAGGAGGCGGGCGGCACCGCATCCGCGAAACTCCGGCAGACCCGCGTGCTTACCCTCACCAACAGCGAGATAGGCCCCGTATTGAGCGCCAAGGATGTCAAGCCCCGCAAGGACGTGGACTGGCATCAGCCCGACGCGGATATGACACGGGAGCAGATTCAACGAATGTTGGAGAGAGCCAACGTGTTCACCGCATACTACCGGAAGGTCGAATCGACCGGAAAGGCCGAACACTTCCGCTACGAGGAGCACACCTACCATTTCGAACCTTCGCCGCACCTGAAACAGGCGCTGGCGGCAAACCTTGCGTTCGCGCAACAACTCAGGGCGAGGCTTCGCCTTGCCGCGTAACAGCAACCAAGTTGAAAGGAACCATCCCTGATGGCTGACAACGAGAACACCCCCAGCGTCGAAACGACCGTGGACGGTGAGCCCGGAACGGGCGAACAGAACGACACCACGCCGAAGGCCGACAGCAACGACCTTGCCGACAAGGTGTCCATGTGGCAGGCCATGAGCCGCGAGAACGAGAAGAAGAGCCATGCGAACCTGAAGCGCGCCACCGATGCGGAAAACAAGTTGGCCGACGTGGAGCACCAGTACGCGCAGGCTCAGGCCCAGATCGCCAAGCTCAAGGCGCAGGCCGCATACCCGCAGCTCACCGATGAGGTGTTCGCCGCCCTTGCACCCAAGGATGCGGACGCCGAAGCCATCGAGGAGTGGGCGAAGAACGCATCCCAGTTCATTCTTCCCGCGCAGACCGAAACGGTTGCCAACGATGGGAAGAAAGAAGAACAGCTCCGTATTGGAGGGATACAGCCATACGGCGCCTCATCCTCAAGGTTCGACGGCCAGTGGCGGATTGACTGCCGCATACGATTACGGGCGCAAGTTCGCGTCCATCAACAACGACAAAAAGTAAGGAGAACCCCAATGGCTAACCCCGTGGAAATGGTTCACACCACCGGCTATACGGTGCCGCAGGACGACCAGTCCTGGCTTATCAACCGCATCACCGATGGCATTCGTGAGGCGCAGCTTGATCTGAGCCTGTTCACCGGCGACAAGGAGAAGGAGAAGAAGTACTTCGCCTCCATCGACCCGGATGATTTCAACGCCTGGCTGAAGTCAGGCATTCCGGTCGCCAAGGTCACCAGCACCGGCCTGTTCGGCCCGTATGACCCGGCCGCCACCGATGGCCGCCAGCTCAAGGTCGCCGGCTTCCTTGAAAGCCAGCTGCACGTGGTGTTCACGCGCTCCGGCTTCGAGGACCAGTATCCGACCGCTGGCGTGCGCTACATGGCCGTCATCGACCGCAACAACCTGCCGGTCACACTGGCGGAAGGCACCGTTTTCGAGGGTCTTATCCTCGACTACGACAAGTCCGCTGGCGGCGATGTGACGGTGCTGTCCCCGTCCGCTGCCGGCACCGCCTACAAACTGCCCAACGCCACTGCAAGCGCACTGGGTGGCGTCAAGCAGGCCGCGAACGTCGCCAACCTCGCAACCAGTGCCGACGCCGCCGCCATCGTCACTGCGGTCAACACCCTGTTCGTCAATCTGCGCACTGCCGGTGTCATGGCCGCTAAGTGACCTTAATCATTCGTTTCTGAAACCCGCCCCATGTGGCGGGTTTTTATACCCGAAAGGAACATCATGGCCCTTATCAACAAGGACATCATCACGCCCGCCGAGGCGTCGGCCATCGTGCTTGGCGCATATCAGTCCACGCGCGAGATTCTGCCGTTCGGCAAGATTCTGCCGGATGTGATGAACCCGACCGGTCTGAACGTGAGCTGGATTCCGAACCAGCCGCGCTTCGAGGTCGAGGAAATGAAGTATTCGACGTGGGATGCCGAAGCCCCGTATGACAAGACCACCGGTGGCGGCAAGAAGTCCTATACGGAGATGCTGCCGCTGCGCAAGCGCCACCGTATCAGCGAGCACGACATCGCAGCCGGACGTGTCGCCGCCACCGCCTCCGAGGCTTCCGACGAGCTGCGTGAGGCTCTTGCTCGACTCGGCACCGAAATGGCCTACCGTACGGAGAAGGCCAACGTCGCCGTCGCCGTGGACGCCAAGCTCGGCATCGGCGAGTCGGACCTGACCGCCAACTGGGATTATGCGCGAGACGCCTCGCTCGCCGTCAAACTCACGACCAACAACCTGTGGTCCAACGCGGAAAGCGACCCGATCAAGGACCTGCGCAAATGGAGCGACCTCGTGTACAAGGCCGAGGGCACCCGCCCGCGCGTCATGGTCACGACCCGCAAGGTCATGAACACGCTCATGGAGAACGCCGCCGTGATGAAGTACTTCTACGCGGGTCAGGCCCAGTCGGACATGCTGCCCGCCTTCATCGGCGAAGCCCAGGTGCGTGGCGTTCTTTCCTCCTATGCGAATATCAGCGACGTTCTGCTCGTTGATGAGACGTATGAGGAGTTCGCCCGCCAGCAGAAGATCATCCTGCCGGGCGGCGTCGCCTCCTTCTTCCCGGAGAACACCGTCCTGTTGCTGCCCGGCCTGAACGACACCGGCCTCGGATACACGGCCCTCGGCCCGACCGCCGAAGCCAAGCAGTCCACCGTGTACGGCATCAGCCGCCAGTACGATGCCGGCCCGATCGGCGCCATTCTCGACATCCCGTCCGCCACGCCGGGCTACGAGGCTTACGTGAACGGCACGATGCTGCCGGTTCTCGTCCAGTCCAACAGCACGTTCAAGGCTACCGTCCTCAACGGCTGAGCTTAAGGAGCCAGCATGTCCACGACGCTTATCGACAACATCGACTGGTTGAAGTACATGCGGCTCAACGCGACCGGGGAGCCGGAACTGTTCGACAAGGACACCGGTTTCCCCGATTCGTGGGTGAGGCAGCAGTGCCGTAAGGCCGCGTTGCTGTGCATGGCCGAATGCCCGAACGTGTACGCGCGGCTGCGCAGGCGGCGTCTGAGCGAATCGGATTTTGCCGGCGTGGTATGCGATATGGTTCTCCGTCTCGCCCGCCAGTACAAGTACAAGGCGGAATCGAACGGCAACTACTCGTACACGCGGCGCGATGACCAGCCGGTGGCTCCGGGCTACAATCCCAGTCCCCGATTGTTCGTCGCCAAGGACGAGAAGGCCATACTCGCCGGCTACACCAGTTCGCAGGGCGGCGGGCACATCAGCCTCGGCTTCGACCCCGGTTTCGGGGGCTGACCATGAGCCACCTGTATGACGGGGAGCAGCCCGAGGAGACCCACCTGTTCGATGACGTGGAGACCGAGCCCCGTATAACGGATGATCTTCTGCACCGCGACATGATCGTGGTGCAGCCGATGAAACCGTATGAGACGCCCTACGGTGCCGGCACGGTGCCGGATGGGGACGCCTCCTACTGTTACTGCTCGTTCGAGCCTCGAATCAATAAGAACAGCACGTTTTCGAAGAACTGGGCGCAGGATACCACGCCGCAATCGACAGGTGGCCTGCGTGAGGATGCTCTGGCGATCGTTCTCGCGCCGGAATGGCATGGGGACATCAACACGCAGTTCTGGTTCGATAACGCCTGTTACGAGGTTGACGGCCCGCCTATGGAGATGCGTCACGCCTCGGATGCCGCCCACCATTGGAACATCACCGCGAGGTGCATCGGCCATGCGACCGAGGACAACGGGTTGAAACCGCCTGTCCCGCCCGAGGGGAGCCGCACATGGGGTACGTGAACTTGAAGCCCGCGAGGGTGTTGAACCGTGACATGGCGATACTGTTCGGAGCCGAAGCGACCCGTCCCGTGGCGGAGAAGGTCGAGGCGAAGGCCAAGGCGCTGGCCGACATGAAGGCGAAGCATTCGTCCGTCGCCGACCGCATCGACATCAGCACTCACGCGCACGGCACGCACACCGCCGTCATCATGAGCGTCAAGGGCCGTGACGGTTCCGAGATCGCCTCTCACTTGGAGTTCGGCTACTTCAACCGGTGGCTGGAACACAAGTACGGCATCAAAAGCCCGCTGGCTTGGATGCCGGGATTGTTCATCATGTCGGAGGCGAAATATGTCTGACCCCACGATATTCGACCTTTCCGTAAGGGAACAGTTGGATGCGGTCGCCATGACACGCGCCTACCTGGACGCCGTCGAATGGAAGAACCGTGATTTCAGGCCGGTCATCCAACCGGAGGTCACGCCCGCCACGGATTCGCTCCTGTTGTCCCATGACGTGATTCTCTACCATTGCGGTGCTCCTGAGCAGCCCGACTGGAATCTGAAGGCTTGGATATGGCAGTACACGCTGTCTTTGACGGTGTTGGGCCGTGACCCGGAACGGGTGGCCCGCATCTGCGGATGGCTGCACCGTTGCATATCCGCATGGCCCTACCGGCCCGGCACCGACTATGGGAAGATCGGGCGGATAGTGGACAATCCCGGTTTCGAGTCCCGGTCTTCCGGCGACATGACCAGTTCCAAAAGCATCGTCGCGTGGACTTCCACGAAACGCATACAGGCCGCGTCCCCACGCGGCTGACCTTATCTGAAAAACCATCAATCACACAATCAGACCCCGCACGCCTGCACGGCTGCGGGGTTTTCCATATTTGAAAGGAAAACGATATGGCTGACGAAATCGGCATCCACGACGACGGCGTGTTGACCGCCGTCCGAGGAACGATCTTCATGGCGAAGGCCGAGACCATCATTACCTCCGCACTGCTCAAGCAGTTCACCGTCGAGGCGGCGACCGTGGGCGTGGGCGACGGCATGTGGACGAACCTCGGCCACATGTCGAACGACAACCTGCCCGAGTTCGCGTTGGACGGCGGCGACGCCACCACGTTGAGCACTTGGCTCAAGGCGGCGTTCCGCACCCAGTACGCCCAGACCACCGGCACTGTGACGTTCAATTCGGTGCAGGGCGACAAGGGCACGTTCAAGACCTTCTACAACGCGGTCGATATGACCGGCGCCGGCGTGGCCTTCTCCTTGGAGAAGACCCCCATCAACAAGTCCCTGTTCATCCTGTGGTCCGACACGAACACGACCGGCCGTGCCGGCCTGCTGCTGCCGAACTCGGACATCGCGTTCTCCAGTCTGCCTGCTCTTTCCACGGATTCGTTCGTGGAGTTCTCCGCTCAGGCGAACATCAAGACATCCAGCGTGCTTCCGCATGACAAGAACGGCAAGTTCACGTCCGTCGCCTACTTCGCGCCGTCCGACTTCACGGTCTGACCCGTCTCTTCCTTGCCGCGTCTCCTATCCGCGCGGCAAGGAACCCCATCTTTCCACGGATAGGGCTTTTCAGAATCATTCTTTTCCACGGATAGGAGCCGATGATGGCAGAGAACACTAAGAACACGACCGACAACGCGAAGATGCCGGAGACATGGGACGAGCTCAAGGAGCAGCCGCTGTTCGCGGGACTGCCCGACATGGCGAAGCCGCAGGAGCTGAACGTGGCCCAGTCCGCCGAGTTCTCGGTGACATGGCAGCGCATCTCCGAACGCAACGGGAAACTGGGCGACATGGGCTTATTCGGCGACGATGAGGCCGACAAGCCGAAGAAGAAGCCGAAGTACGACGAGTCCGAAGCCGTCATCCTCATGGCCGAGATCGTGCAGTACGCGGACATGTTCTACCGCGAAATCGCGGCCGACGAGAAGCAGTGGGACGAGTTCACCCGTGGCCGCACCTTGGAGAACCTGTACGTGCTGCTGGTGTCCCTGACCACGTTCTATTCGGTGGCACTGGGAAAATCAAGCGCCTCCAAGACGCGCTTGGAGAATGCAGAGTAGCGGTCTCGGCCGACTTCCAACGCTTCTACAACATCAACCTCCCCGCCAGTATGGGCCGCATGGAGCCGTCATGGCTGTGCGACCTGCTGGACGGTTTGGAGGGCGTTGACGGGAGCCTGTACCGCGCGTGGATGGCCGAACACCATCCGCTCCCACGGGAAGACGCGAAAAGCATGCCGCGTCTTTCCTACCTCACCTACGGGCAGTCGCAGATGCTGATGCTCAGCATGACGAACCAGCTTGAGATGATTCGCGTGATGATCGCCCGCATGATGGGCGACAAGAAGTCGAAGCCGCAGCCCGTCTATCCGCCCGGCACCGTGGTCAAGCCCGATTCGGTCGGGCCGAAATCGTTCTCCACGGCGGGCAAGTCGTTCGCCCAGATCACGGGCATGTTGGGTGCCGTGTTCGGCGGCAACAGTTTCTAGCAGAAAACCCCTCGCATTCCACGAGGGGTTTTCGTTTATCCTCCCGGAGGTTTTCTCATGGCCTTGTATTCCGCTGGCGCGGTCGGCGTCGATATTCGCCCGGACACCGATAATTTCTGGAAGATTCTCAACGCGGAACTGCATTCTCGCCACCCCGAGGTCACCGTTGATGTGAACACGAAGGGCGTCGCACGCGCCAAGGAGCAGATGCGCGACCTTGACGGCAAGACCCTCACCAACGTGGTGAAGATCGACGGCGACCCGTCCGGCTTGCGTGCCATCGACAAGGCCATGCAGGCCCAGCGGAAGCAGTGGGAGAAGAAGCCGGTCACCAGCAGGTTCGACTTGGACGATACGTCGTTCAATGAGAAGATTCACCGGCTTTCCAACCAGATCAAGCGGACCGCCGGCCAGACGGAGGCGTTCGTCAAGAAGTCGCAGAAATCCGTGGCCGACAGTCTTCAGGACAGTCTCTCCCGCATG